GTTGTGGCTCATATAGGGGTGGTCACTCACCCGGCCGAAATGTGAACTGTGCTCACACTCACACTTCACCGACAGATGTCCTTCGCCTGTTCAACCACCTTCCGGTGCTTCCCACACACCGGGAGCATGTTGCCCTCCCACGATACCTTCTGGTTAGTCAACACGAACTTCATCGTGTTCGCCGTCCCATTCAGGCACCATAGACAGTAGTTAAGCGCCGGCTTTGCCTTGCTAGTCAACTTTCCAGCCCTCCCTCAAAAGTTCATCGATGTTCACTGGAACCCACTCATAGGCATCCTTGTCCCGATCCCAGAGATTCGCTCCGTCTGACCACAGCGCCGGCCCCTCCATGTTGGCATAGATGAGTGCCGTCTGCATCTCCCCATCTTTATACCTTTTAATTGGGAGTAGCGGCCACTGGGGCCAGAACTCACTCTGCTCCATCATGGCCTTGTCCGTCTTCAACCACATCTCCTCAGTCATTTCCACCTAACCCCTGCTCCCTTCCCTTGTCCGTTACCTTTACCACCGCTCCAGTTTCCAGCTTCCCATCCCAGTCCACCAGCCCCTCCTTCTTCAGCTTCTTCAGCGCTCGTCGTATCTGCCATTCCTCATACCAGTTCATTCCCTCACCCTCCGATGAACCCCGGACTCATGTGCCTTTTGGGCGCACCACTTGCACACCCACATCCTGAACTCTTTAGTGTCTCCGGTGAAGTCTCGGATATCGCGGGTGAACCCACACCTTGGACAGGAAGCCCATGTGAGCCCTGCCTTAATCGCCCGTTCGTAACTCCGCTCCTTCATTTCAGCCTCCGCTGCCCGGCACCGCTTCCCACACCTGCATTTATGCCCATCCTCGACCCGGCTGCCGCTCCCAAGTCATACCCTGCACCCACTCGGTCAGGCCGCGAACTCCCCAGAAATGGATACCACTGCTTAACAGCGGATTCCAACTCCCTTCCCTGCACCACCATCAACTTCATGGACTCCGGTGATTCTCTTCGGAATGCTTCCGTCCGCTTGGACAACCTTTCATCCAGCCGACCAATGGCGCCATAGGCGAATGAACTCATGTACTGTGTGGGATTCCCTTCCCCATACAAGTCCCATGCGCTTTCCGACAACAGCCGGATGCGACGTTCCAGTTGAGCGTACACGTATTCGCTGATGTCGAGGTTACTCCTCTGCCCCATCACTGCAATCGTGTGTTCCCCGTTATGCAGTATGACTGTTTGGCAGGCATTCGCCTTCGACACCACATGATACAGTGACTGCGCCCACCGGGCCTTGTTTTTGAGTTTAACAAGGTCTCGGCAGTACCTTTCCGGTTTGGCCCCCGGTAGGTCCGCTAGACTCAGGTTATATTTGTGCAGCAACTCTTGCGCCTTTTCGGCCGCCGCTGCGCTTTCATGCTCATTCGAGGATTTCGCCAACTCAAACAATCGGCGAATCTTCTCGAGCATCCTCTGTTCATCCGATTCCACTAACCAACTCCACACATTTGTCACCCTAACAACCACACACCTGGGCAGGAACCTGTTCGTTAACTCAGCTTATCGCACCGCGAACTTACAACCCGCTGTCTATTAGGACATAGTTCATCGGCTTCCCACCTACAATCCTCGTTCCACTCTTCGAAGTATGCATAGTTGAGTCGTCGCCAAAACTGGTCGTCCCATTTCTTGACTTGATTAGCCGTGGGAACTTCACCTCGTCGGCGTCCCACCCTAATCAACCAGCGCGTGATACAACCTGGATGGTAGCATCCAGTATGTCATATCACCCTCGCCATGTTCTTCCAGTGTGCGCATTAGATGCGCCGCGGATGCGAACTCAATATCCGTCGCGATGATGCTGCCGGTGAAGGTATGAACCACTGGATCATCCGCCCTTTGCACCAACTCACCGATATCGAACTCGTATCCACACACCACTGTGTAATACAACCTGTCCAACCTGATCTGTTCCAACTCTAGTCGAGGCACACTTACACCTCCACGGTGTATACCGGGTCACCCCAGTGTGTGGCTCCTGCCCATGTATGCGGCTGTTAAGGTGCGTCCCAGTGATTCCGCACTGGTGGTTGGGTGTCCGTCCACCCATCCACGAGTGATGAACCCTACCTACTCATCCCCGACGATGGCTTCCAGGTCGAGTGTAAATACGCTGGCGAACAAGTCACCCACCGCATTGTCACACTCTTCGATGGCCTCGTTGACGGCGGATTCCTTGTCATCATAGGGTCCACTGAACCTGGTGGCACTGATGTCCCAGTATACCACAAACCACTTCTTTTCCAAACCACACCTCGTTGACAGTGTACGGGAGTTGGTTTCCCCCGTCCACTACATTATATCATAACTCGTCAAGGTTGTCAACCCATTTCCATGCCAATGTAACATAACCCCTATGCCAATGTAACACCTCCACCCGCTGTCCAAACCAGCCCTAGTGTCCCGCAACTCTGCACAGTCCCTGTGTCCCGCATCCACTGGCCAAAAGCGCGGCCCCATCGCGGGGCAAAAAGGAACCCCGGAACCAGGGGCCTATCGTCCTGATTCCGGGGCTGCTCGGGTGAGCGTGGGGTTAGCGCGTTGCGCCAATCTTGGCGGCCAGCTTCGTGACCTCGGCGTTGAAACCAGGGCCGGACTTCATGGGCTCGTTCCCATTCGGTCCCCACTTCGGCTCCTTCCAGTTGTGCGCTCGGTCAACAGCCAACTCGCCGAATCCGGGGCTGATCTCATCCCCGTACTTCAACAGCAGCTGCTGGCTGGAGTAGGTGGAACCGTCAGGCATAGTCCATGCATTTCGGTTCTTCCCATCCGCGCTGGTTCCGTTACCTGCGCTCGGCGTCCGGCTAACCGACCGCTTCGCGACGGGCCTCGACGAGTCCATGACACTGACCTGAATCCCGCCATCCGGGCCAAAGGTGACATGAACGCTGGTGAGCGACAGCTCACGGGCTCGATCCTCGAACGGCGCAATGAACTCGTGTACCTGTTCGCGAAGGTCGGTGGAGAACTCCACGCGCTCCGTTGCGAGCAGATCGTACAGTGCGCTCGCCTTGTTCGCATTCGCTCGATCCAACGACGCTTTCGCGCGCTTGATCGCCTCTGCGAACTCGAGCATCTTCGTCAGATCCCCGGCAGCATCCGCGAATGTACCCTGAACAGCGTCCACCTCCGCTTGCGCGGTCGCGATCGCCTGATCGAGTGCTTCGACGTTGACTGCCGGAACTTCCGGCGTGTCATCCTGACCTTCGTCAAGGGGCTCGTCGTCAGTTACCTGACCTTCTTCTGGGTTGATCTCTTCGCCGATATCTTCGGCGTTAGTGTCCCCTGTCGGGGTGACTTTTGGCATTTCCAACTTTCCGGGCTTCGCCCTGTGTGATAGGCCGTACCTTTACGGTACCTCCCTGCAATCGCAGGGGCGCACGACTTTCACGCCAGCCTGTTCAAAGTTACCCGAGTCGCAACTGCTTTCGGCATAACCCGCAAGTTACATATCGATAATTCCTCGTTGTGTCAGGTGACGCGGCCGAGTATCGGCAGCCTCGGTCATAATGGATGAGGCGAGTACGGTCGGGGCATTCGCACAGCAACTCGTGTTCCGTATTCACGGTAGCGATTTGCCGTTTGCAGCCGTATTCGCGACCTTTGAAATAACCGTGGTGAATCATCGAGCGCGTGGGGGAGGGTGGTTCATGGGGCACCTCGTTTGTTCATTTCCATATATGGATTGTACCCGACGAGGGGTCGGCGCGTCAACCCATTTTGACGACAGGTGCATATCGGCTCGATGACGGGTTGAATACCCTGTTCCGTAATGGCCGGCCACCCTGGTGTGTCATACGCGGAATCGAGGTGGTACCCACAACTGAACGTCATATGCGCAACCGTCATACAACACTTTCGAATATGACGAACACTTGGGTTGCGCGTTACGGGCTGTTGTGGGTGGATGACTGCGCTAAATTTTTACCCTGAAAAGTCGTCTTTACCACTAATCCATGCTTGCAAGAACCCACCAGGCTAATGCGTAAATAGCTCCCGCGAGGCCAATCAGCTCCGGGATATTGTTTAGCCAGGTTACTAGATCAATCATAACTCCCCCAAAATGCAAGTGCTAATGCGGCCTCGGATGACACCGCGGCTTCATGAAGCTCTACCGCCTCTCGGGACACCCAACCACAGTCCCACTCTAACGGGTGCAGGACCCCACAGGGCGGGCTGTACTCAATAGACACCCGGTAATGCTGCCCCATGTAGCAACAGCCAATGGAACTGCAGATCTCCATATCCGACTCGGACAACAGATGCCGGCCCTTTTGACCACGTAGATAGCCCCTCACTTGAAGACGCTGGCCTCAAGCATCCGGGCGACTTTCCACCAGTCATCCTCGGCATCGAGGTAGTCGGGCCAACTTATAGTGGGGTCAAAGCCGTACTGGTAGACGATCTCGAGGCCACCCCAGATGAATGGGAGCTTGGGGCCGAGTTCCGGGGATTCCGCGAGTTCCTTCAGATGCCGGGCCAAGCTGAGCTTGTTCTGCCGGATTCTCACGGGGTCACCGGAAATGTAGGCCTGGAGGAGACGCTTGCGGTACTGTCTGACCCAGGCTAATAACAGCTCCCGGCGAGCTTGAAGGTGAGGTTCAATTGCAAGGGTCATTTCAGCTCCTAGGTGGAAAATTTCCCGGTGTCATGTCAGCTATGGTAAAGAAATGCAACCATGCAGCCGTATATATATAGAGTTATGTTGCGGTGCATGGTTGCATGGCTGCATAGTTAGTCATCGAAATTGGAACTCCTCATCCAACTCTGCTATCCCGGCATCATCATAGTTAGCCCTCTGTGCCGCTACTTTTATAGCTTCTATCTCGGGGTAGAGCCATCTTCTACCGCCGCGACGGTCGGTCAGGAAGCCCAACTGGTTTAGGATACTGTTGACAGTGATTGGGGCTATATTGGGGTAATCCACTCGGATTGGCTTGCCTATGTCCAGCTCTATATCGATTTTGTACCAGCGGGATAACGTGGGCTTGGACAGAAGCAGTTCAATAACCCGAGCGAGGACGACGCTGGAGTAGTCATATTCGGCCTTCTGGCGAAGTAGCCGGGTCTCAACCGCCATCCCTTTGGAGATTTCTTCTATGTATTCTACATCTTCGAGCTGTCGGGCTATTTCAAGGATGGGAGACCAGGTGGATTCTATGCGTCCACCTTCGAGAACTACCCCGGACATGTCAAATTTGAGGGCAGATAGATTGAGAACATCACACTCAAACCGTCCATAGGGGCCCTCTTGGTGCCGAGTAAATATTTGAATGGAGCGGGAGGCAAGGGCGGGCTCGTCAATCAGGTTCCGCTTGTGGAGAACTGTGGCTCCAAATATCGAATGTGCCTTTTGCTCGTACTTTCCGGGGCCAACAAGTCGCTTGTAAACCTGTGTAGACATGTCTCGAGTTGTTCTAGACATGAAGATGCGCTCAACTTCAGGGCGGATATTATCGAATTCGTCGGCAAAGAAGGTCTTATCGAGGAAAAGTGCCAGTTCATCACGGGACGCGGCTGGTGTGAGGCCGCCACAGTCCACCATACCACTGGAATCTCCCGGCATTAAGCGGAGAGCCTTCATAGTTGTATTCTTTCCAGAACCTGCGGGACCTACAAGGGCTAAAGCAGGGTAAAAGTCCAGGGTAGAGAGGTAATTAGTACCTAATCGCCAATAAATACAAGTTTTGGCGTCCTTGAGAGTCAATTTAGCTGCGGAAATGAGCGACTCTACGGTATCAGAGACTAACTTTTGCTCTGTTTTACGGATAATGGAGTCGATTTCGGAGTTGAGATCAGACAAAGAACTATCCTGCCAAGAAATACCCGTGGCTGCGATGGCTTTTTAATCTTCCCGTGTGGACAAGGAAGAGGGCAGGTCAGCCGAGTCGCACTTTCCCAGTTCGTGGTTCGTCCTCCGGCCAAGAGGAACCACGGGTCACTCTCATTATAACATATCTGTAACAGTTTGTCAACCCTATTACGATTCTTTTACCATCCCGTATAAATTGACCAGCCCTGGTATCCTTAGACCATGACAACTGTAACCATTTGGGAACGCGATGAGCTGGCAGATCCTATAAATGAAGTTATAGAGCGTGCCAAGGAGCATGGGAACTATGACCTCGTTATGGCGCAGATCCCGGCGCTCTTCGGGGATAGTGATAAGGCCACCTACCTCGGGTTCCGAGCGCTGGGGTTTCGAGCCAGGCAGGCGCTGGAGTTCCTGGGGCTGGAACTAGCCATTCTGGAGTTGTGGTATGAGGAGACACCGGAACTCAAGGACTTTGAACTCGAGCGGCTAGGAGAACTCCAACGCAATATCGGGGCCGACATCATCAGGCTGCAATTCTTGAGGAACATGACTTTGTTCCTGTTCCAGGATTCGCGGATGGTGGCGAAGTCCCTCAACGAGTTCAACGAGATGAGCAACAGGGAGTTCAACTACCTCAAGGCCAATCGGCGCTTCTACACATCTGGGGAGTTCCTCAATCTGCAGAAGGCCATGGAGCCGGAGAAGCACCGGACTAATACGCTGGTGCTGAACTTCGGTGGACAGGGTTTCAAGGTTGTCGAGGACGACGACGGGAACGGGATTATGGAGGTTATAGATGGAGACTCAATTGAGCCCGCGGATTCACTTGGGCTCGAGCCTGGACGGGCATGGCTGGAGCGTGAGAATCGGGGATAGTCATTGGCGCTTCTCTAGGGAAGAGTTTGCCAGTCAGTTCGCGGACAGGATGAGGGACGAGGATTTTGCCTCGGAGATTCTCAATCATGCTCATGTGCATGAGTGGGAGATCTGTCGGCCCGAGTCCTGCAAGGGTGCGCTCTGGCAAATCATCCAGGGTCTCGAGTGACCTCAGCAACGGCGGGAGAGATTACGATTACACTCCCGCCTTTGCACCCTACACAGAAACTCATTGACTACGACCCTGCGAGATTCAAGGTCATTATTATCGGGAGGCGTTGGGGCAAGACCACCTACGGGGTCCGCAAGTGTGTGAAGTACGCACTGATGACGGGGTATACCTATTGGTGGATAGGCCCGACCTACCCGGTGGCTCAAATCGGGTGGAGGATGCTGAAGCGCCTTGCCCGGCAGATTGACACAGTTAGTCCCGTGGAAATCCGGGAAGCGGATATGAGCATCATCTTCAGGAATGGCGGGACTATAACGATTAAGTCCGCTGTGAACCCGGACAGTCTCCGAGGCGAGAAATTGGGCGGGGCAGTCTTTGATGAGTTCGCCCAGATCCCGGAAGTTACGTGGACAGAGGTTATTGGCCCCAGTCTTGCTGACCTCGAGGGCTGGTGCGATTTTGTGGGGACTCCGAAAGGTAAGAACTGGGGCTACAAGCTGTACCAGATGGCTCTCAAGCGGGCGGGCTGGAGTGGGTTCCAGCTGCCCACCGCAATCACAGAAGATGGAACCGCGCACACGCGCGTGATAGGCTCTAACAACCCCTATGTTGGAATTGAAGAGATGGAGCGGCAGCGCGAGGAGATGTCGCCGGAAACTTTTGCCCAGGAGTGGTTGGCCGACTTTGGGGCTTCACAGTACCTGGTCTACCCGGAGGTCTCGGCGGAGTTCCATGAGTGGCGGGCCCCTGTGCCCGAGTTTATGTCCTACCACGGAGGCATGGACTTTGGTGGCGACACCATAGGGGCCCACAAGTCCGGGACGGCCATAGCGGGGTTGTCGAAGAAGGATGAACTCATTATCATCGCTGCGTTCCTGCAGGCCGGCCCTAACATTGCCGAGCGGCAATACAACTGGGCCTGGGAGCAGGAACTCAAGCTCGCCGAGATTCACCGGGAGCTGCGGAGACCGTACAATGGGGTCATCTATAGGGCAGATAAGTCCCAGATGACAGCGATTCAGTTCATGAGGAACTCGGGTCTGAAGGTGTTCAAGACCAAGGGTGGCCCCGACTCGGTGAATGAGGGTGTTGAGATGGTACACCGGCGGCTGAAGCTGAGACCAGATGCAGGGGCCCCAGAGGATGGCAAGAATCGGTTGAGGCCGAGGCTATTCTGGTTAAAAGGTGTCCCTTGGATTGAAGATGCCTTGACTTCGTATCGCTACGCCGAGCCGCATGGCGACGGCCGAGTTGAGCACAAGAACCCACTCAAGGTAGACGACGACATGCCGGATACTGTTAGGTATCTAGTAGAGGGAGTAGATCACGGCCCGATTGGTGACCCTCAACAACTCTACAGTAGTTACATACCGAGGATAGGCTAGTGCCCGACATTTATGATAAGTTGCCCACTCAGGAGCTAGTCACCAATCAGTTCAGGTTTAAGCTGAGGTACTGGCAGACCAGGAATGCCTTTGTCAATGACATGAGGAATGCGCTCGGCGGGTTGAATAAGATCGAGGCCCCTTCGTCCACCCAGTACATGGTGAAGACGCTGCACACCTACATACTGGCGGCCCTCATCAATGAGAAGACTAGCCGATACCTGCCGCGGCCTGTACTCCAAGTCATACCCGACAATCCCCTGGATGATGAGTCTAGATCCAAATCCACGAGGATTGAACAGGGGATTAATGTGAGTGGGTATGAGATCGAACGCCGGGGAGGAGGGGATTGCTACGACCGGGCAGTAAGGGATGCTCTCCTCCTCGACATGGGCGTCCAGAAGATACTAAGAGGGGAAGCGGCCTACTGGCGGGAAATCGTGGAGCATGATACTGAGTGGGAGAAATTCAAGAACGGGCATCGAGATACACGGCCGGAAAAAGCACTGACTCCAGCTCAGCGCACCGCTATAAAGAGGGATTCGGGGATTCCACTGACCAAGGACTACGTACCCCTGGAGTTCTTCCTCCCTCACTACGATGGAAAGACGCTGGCGTTTTCCTTTGAGCTGACCGAGACCACGAAGTGGGGGCTACTCCAGAATCCACTCTTTGATAATGAGAAGGGTGGGCCACTACTGAAGGGCATGACACTCGGCGCCGATGGAGGGTTGAATGAGACTGTTACTATTATTGAGTATGCTAACGATAATATTCATGCTTATTACCTTGCCGGCCCCGGTGCGAACTCTGGGAACAATAAGTACCCGAAGGTAAGGACGAACTCGAGGGGCTTTACCGGAGGGCTCGACTGTCTGTATGCGTATGAGCATGGGATTAGCCGGAGCATCTACAATACCTACTCAGGTAGGTTCGGCGGGTGGAAGACCGAGCACAATGAGATTGAAAGAGTGGGCAAGGGTATCATGGAGCTGTCTCAAGCCGCGGATGAAATCGTGAGTCAGGTGCTGACCAACGTGAGGGCCACCTATTGGCCCAGCCTGAACTTCATGATGGATCCCGAGGCCCGAGGTTTCGGGACAGGTAACTCCAAGCCAGAAGCGCCGAAGATTAAGGAAGGGGAGTCCATTGTCACCTTCGTGGGTGAGAAGATTGAGCAGATCTTCGAAGCGAAAGACAATCCGATGGCAATGTGGCTGTTCGATATCATACAGCAGCAAGTCTCCCGACTGGGTGGTAGTTCAACCCTGTATGGAGAGCGGGCACCTGGAGTTGACACAGGATTTAACCAAGCGATTCAGCAGACCCAAGCTCAATCACTAGACAACAAGCAAGAGCAGCATCTGCAGGCGGGGGCTGAGGAAGAGGCCCTGATTGTCAGCCTGTATGTAAAGCAGATAAACGAACCAGTCGAGATGGTGTATCTGGAGACGGATAAGAAGACTAAGAAGAAGAATCTCAAGTATGTGACCCTCGATCCCAAGGACTTAACCCCAATGCCCCGGTTCTCCGCGCAGGTGAGGAAGCAGGGGCCACTCGACTACCTCTCCGCCCTCCGAGCCTTCGCTATGGCTACCGACGATAGAGGTGGTAAAGGGCCGGCCATGTCGGATGAGACCGGTCGAGAAGAGATCCTCGCGATGCTCTCCCCGGATTTGGAGTATATGAAGATCCTGGTGGAGTCGCAGAAGCGGGAATTGATAGCCAATGGCTTCATTACCGATAAGGTCGGGGACGCAGCCAATGTGAAGCTGGCCAAGCAGGGCACTCCGAATATTAGTCCAGAAATCATGGCGAAGGCTGACCCTGCACTTCTCGCAGCCATCCAGCAGATTCAACCGGCGGCGGCTAAGCAGGGAGGCACCGACCCCGAACTACTCGCCAACGTAGCCGAAGCCGGTGGCCCAGGAATGGGAATCCCTGGCCCAGTTCCCGGCGACTCCGAGATGATTAACAGGGTGGGTGAGCTTGAACAAGGCGCGGCGCTCACCGGGGCAAGTGCAATATGAGCTTCGTAAAAGACATTGAGGAAGCCATTGAGGAACTAGCCGACTGGACGGTCGAAACTGTGAATGAGATCATAGGAGAGATAATGGCGGATGGGAAGCCCTTCTTCCTGGAGCCAAAGACTGAACTAGAGGAACTCGAGGAATACATGGGAGTCCGGGGCAACAAGGAAGCATGGACTAAGTGGATGGCTGAACAGACTGGAGCCATAATCATGGAACTACAAGATAGTGCCGTCGCCCCCGATCTCATCATCAGTGTCCACCCGGTAGATATTGCTCAGAAGGTTGCCATCGACTGGAGTGCCCGCATGGAAGATACACTGCTAAAGGAGGAGTACCGTGGCCTACTCACCTAATGTAGAGCAATGGCGAAGTAGGGTAGCCAAATACTTCCGGCCCGAAGATGTAGACAAGGCCCTCTATGTGATTAACGGGGAGAGTGGTGGTAACCCGACTATCAAAGGGGACAACGGGGCTAGCATTGGCCTCTTCCAAATGAACCGGGCTGGAGGGCTTGGGAGTGGTAGCTCCGTAGCCCAACTCGAGGACCCCGACTACAATATCCGCCTCGCCGCACAAGCCGTCTATGGCGGCAGTGGGTGGAGCCCTTGGGGCGAGGGCTCTACCTACCAAGGCCAGAAGTTCGGTGCCCTCGGGAATAACCCCTATCCGGGGTCTAGCTCGGTCAATGCGAGAGCCCCTTCAGGAGTACAACCCTTGGCACAAGAGAAAAAACCAGCTGGCAATACTTCTGTTGGTAGGTTCGCCAGAGGCAAGATAACTGATACCATCTCCCGGCTTCAAACTCCCAAGGGGGTACAGCCAACCAGCTCCGGCTCTACCCCCAAGGGGGTACAACCCTACACCCCCACCGGGGACTTCGATGCTGACGTAGCTGCGTACCTCGAGGCCATGGACAAGGCCTATCAGGACCTATACAAGTACGCGGACAATGGTGGGCTGATTGTAGACGAAGAAGAGGGTGTCGTCTATAAGTATGACGAGGCCGGGGAGCCGATACCTGATGCCGAAGGTATGCGGTTACTCTCCATCGCCATGCGGAATGCGGCTTCGGTTGAGCGGCTCATGGATAGGCGGAAGGCCAATCTGGAAGGTGCTGGCGCCGATAGCGCGGCAGCGTATCTCACCTCTGAGAAGGAGAAGCGCGCCGAGGCCGAGGCTAAATATGCCGACTACATAGGCCGCATCGGGGATATCACTGCCATCGAGGACATCCCGGTGCAGCGGGCCGCTAATATAGCTGGAGTCCTCAAGGCGGCCAACGCCGGGAGAGCCCTCGCTGAGGGTTCCCCCTTTACCACCCAAGGTGCTGGCTATGGTACCGAGGGGCAGCCCAAGTCTATGGACCTAGGTGGAATCCTAGGCGGGTTGAAAGGGGCCCTCCCTGCCGAGGCTCCCCAGCCCTATAATATCAACCCGGCAGCGTTGGAGCCCTACGGCGGTACAGGTGGCGGCAGTTCATTTCCCAACATGCAGGCTCAAGACCCCGACGAGATAATTTCGGAGTATAATAGTGGTGGAGTGGGTGTGCCGCCAGGTATAGGTGCCGGCACCGGGCCATCTACAGCCCCAGCCACTCCAACCGCCACAGGTGGGGACTTCGCAAGCCGCCAAGCCGCGGCCCGCTCCCAATATCAACCAAAGGGCAGCGTCCTAGCCCAAGGGCCAGACTTCTGGAAAAAAGCTCTCGGATTGAGGTAGTATCATGGCGAATATAACTCCACAAACCAGTGCCACCGGCGGGCCGGGCTTCACTCCCAATCCATCGGGAGCCACAACAGGTGGAGCCCCTTCCAATGCCTATTACCGGGAGACCCTAGCCAAGTGGATGGCCTCTATGTGGGCACATGGCGGGGACAGTCGCCAGAAGGTGCTCGACATGATGAGCCCGGTCTGGTACTCCGCCAAATACGGGGAGCCAGAGCCTACCGATGAAGGAGGCTACTGGTCTCCCCGAACCCTGATGTCCTTCAGTCGGTTCGCCAGTGAGTACACCGGCGGCAGCCCCGCCCTTGACCAGATCTTCCCCTACGTACCTCCGGGGCCTAACGACTTCATTGAAACCCCGGAGCAGACTGCCAATCGCATAGCCCAGTCCGCCTTCGAGAAACAAATCCAGGCGGATATTGATAAGACCGCTATGGAGATAGCCGCGACCGCAGCCGAGGGCAATGCTAACCGGGCTGTCGATATCGAGGAGATTAAAGCCAATCTCAAAGCTTCCGCCATGTCTGCGTTTAACCAGGCCTTTAGTAACGAGGTCCAGAAGTTCAACGTAGAATCCGGCATGTGGAATAATCAGCAGAATATCCAGTCGTCTAACCTCCAGCAGGCCGGTAATCTAGCTTCCGCCTTCCAGCAAATCCTGGACCAGCGTACTGGGAAGGCGATTGAGTCCCAGCTGAACCCCGGAGACTGGCTGGCTCGGGAAGCCCAGGTCAGAGCCATGACAGCTCCGCAGGGCACCGAGACCCCGGCCTATTCAGATTTCCCCGAACTCAAAATCATCATAGACATGCTGAAGAACACCGCAGGTGGGGGAGCCAAGCCGGTAGGCCCGGATGCTAATACCTTCCAGCTCCCCGATTTGCTGAAGAGCCTAATTGAGTATACTCCAACAGCGCCGCCCCCAACTACGGGGGTTGTAGCCACTCCCGCTCCCCCGCAAGTGGCTACGCCCCCACCAGCACAGACTCCAGCAGCTTCGCCCATTCCTACATATCCGGGGCCGGGAGCTGGCGGTGCGCCCACAGCTGATAATTTCAGCGGAGTCCGCAACGAGGATGTGGCGGAGCTGTTATCAGGCCAGGGCAAACTGATTACAACTGGAACGCTAGGCCCCAGCTACGGCCGGGACTATACCAACTTCAAGGTATTCAATCCCTCGAAGAACAACTATCAATATCAGCCTGATGACGAGATAGCCGCCGGCACACCTGTGTGGCTGCAGAAGTTCGCTTACGGAGTCCGAAAGTCCCGGAATCCGCAGTTTGTCTCCGGTGACCCGCAGGCCGACGGCAAGCCCAACCCTGAAGTCGTCACTATCCATAATCCGGGTAAGAAGACTCGGGTTTCAGTCACCCCAGTGAAGAATGCTAAGCAAATGCAGGGGAAACGAAAGTTCGCCCTCGGCGCCGACGCCTTCGATCCTAACAATCTCAAGATCAAGTCCTATCCCGATGAGGCCTACCAGAATTACTCCAGTCTGGATTATCTCAAGGGTGGGAGTAAGAATCAGTACAACAAGCTCAACACCGGCATGTTCCAAGGTTACGGCGGCGCTATGCTCCCAGAGTCTGGGGCTATCAATTATGGTAACTACCTAAATGTAGCCAAGGACCCCGTCTCCCTAGCTATGCTCGCCTCTCACTACAAGACCGGGAGCCGTGATCTATTCGCCGAGGTAGCCCGTGCCAAGGCTCGCGCCCCATTCGGGCAAGCCGTCCAGACCAGCCTCATAAGGAGTTAAAATGCCTACTCCATCGGCCCTTCGCGGTATCAGATACATCTCCCCCGAGGAACGTGGCAAGCGGGACCTTGAGGCCAAACTCCGTATCTATGAGCATAATGCCCAAGCTGAATATAAGCCCAAGAAGAAGTCATCCCAGAGTGTAATTGGCAAGGCACTCAAGGGCATCCGTAACGCCCCAGAGAACATAGTTGATTCCAAAGTCAGTCGTAAAGCAAAGTCCTCCGTCAAGACCATGTCTCGGGACTTCAACGATGCCATGGAAGTTTGGGAGAGGCAGGTATCGGGCTTTCCTTCACTTGTTGCAACCCGCGGTGTTGTTAAGGATGGGGAGTACACTACTAGCCAGAACATCATCGGGAACCCACTAGCTAATGTTGCCAGTCACATTCGAGCTCAGCGCCAGACCGGGAAGCTTGGAGATAAATCCGGGGCCATCTCCCTTGGCCAGGCCATCAAGACCGCGAACCGAGCAGGCCAGGCATTCCAGGAAGACCCCGACATCAATCAAGGTATTAAGTCCGGCGTCAGCATAGGAATGGACCCAGTTACCTACTCTCCTGGAGTCATCTTCAAGGGTGGTAAGGTAGCCACAGCCTTAGCCAAAGCCCCCGCCCCTGTTCGCTTCGGCGCCAGGGCTCTAAATGAACTCGGACTCAAAGGCTTCGACGATGTAGGGACAGCCGCTAAGTTTGTCGCTGGAGCCGGAGTTGGTTCCGCCCTCACCAGTAAGTATGATATCCCACTAGTTCCGGAGGAAATTGAAAGCCTAATTGGTACTATGGGTGGTGGAGTCACTGGAGCCAAGATTAGAAAACCCCGTAAGGGAGGGGGCCCCAAGCTCGGGGTCACTTCAGTCTCCACTCCCGAGGATGACCGCTTCCACCATGGCACCTACGAGGACATCGACGACAAGACCTTCCTGACCAGCTTCTCCAAGAACCATGATATAGGCCCCGGTCTATATGTCTCTCTCGAGCCCACCGGCGCCAGTGGTTATGTCGAAGGGGATCTCGCTGCCAACGTAGCTCAATTCCCCGATGACTTCGTAGCCAAGCAGCAATACAAGATCAAGACCAAGGGTGGCCAGAAGATATATCGACTCCGGCCTAACAGTATCATGAGGCATCTGCATTGGAGTGCCCCTATTGATGATCTCGAGGCTAGTCTCATCAACGGGGTGTTAGAGAAGCAGGGAATCAAGCACCGGGTTCAGGCGGGTTGGACTGGGAAGAAGGTATTAAATTCCTTCAAAGATGACGGGACTCCTAAGGGTAATACCCCTAATGGTGTAGGTGTATTAAGTGAGGCCGGCTGGGCTGGCATGACTAATGGAAGCCAGTGGACCTTCTGGAATCCTAATGCTATGCTCGAGCCAGACATGACTCCGGGCGCCAAGACTCAGAAGTACCCCGGAGCGCAGTACCCATCTCACGGGGCTACCCCGGTGGAGGTGGCTAAGCAGTCGCTTTCCGATGTAAAGAAACTTAAGTTCGACCAACTCCTCCAGGAGTACCCTGATGCTGTCCCGGCTCAACTCAGAGAATACGTAGACCAGGCTTATAATAATCAAGGGATGAAGATCACTCCCACCGGGACTTTCCTGGATTACGTAGCTCAGCAAGAATACAAGTTTGCCCCGACGCCAAAGCCGGTTCCGAGTGTTGGTCACAAGGGGCTCAACCAGAATGAGCTGTCCCCGCAGGAACAGCCTGGATATGACCCTAGTAATCCCCTCTCCATGACCCCGGAGAATCTAGCGGCAACTCAGTCCCAGTATCCCACAGCTCCGGGGCAAACTAGTCCAACTCCAGCACAAATCGCGGCTGAAAATACTCCACCCGCAGGTGCTCCTCCACCTCCACCTCCAGTTACAGCTTCACCTAGTTCCATGACCGTGGATGAAGCCCTGGATCAGATGGACCAGGTTCTCGACCCCGGCAACTCCTTCTCACCGGCTTTCCAAAGTGCCGTCGCCAATCTCATGCATCAGTACGGTGGAAGCATTATTACGACTCAGGAGTTCCTCACCAAATGGGATGAGATGAAGAAGAGTCCCTCGACATTTGGAGCTGGTGGGAATGCCCCTACACCAGGACAGATGACCCCTGAACAAATAGAAGCGGATCAGGCATCCCAAGCTTCGGCCAAGTATATGAAGGATTGGGAGAAGGAGTACGCCAGCCTCAGTCCTCAAGAGAAGCTTGATTATGAGGAGTGGATGAAGACCCCGGAGGCAGATTACTGGGGTGAAGCTCAGGAAACTGCTGGGCTTCCCGCGGGGCTACTCGAGGGTATTAAGTACTGGAAAGCCAATCTCTCAACAGCCCCCATCTCTGCCGAACCAACAGTGGCAGCCAGTGGTGTTCCGTGGCAGTCGCCCCTGTTTAACTCCGAGTGGAGCAAACTAACTGAGGAACAAAAGCTTCAATACTATAATGAACTAGATGCTAAGTATACTCCTGAAGAACTGACACATGACAAGGTTACTGAATTCTTCGCCGAGTGGGTAGCAAAGCAGAATGCCCCGGATATAGATGACGTAGTTGGCCCACCCACCAGCTCCTATGCCCAGCCCAACGCCAACACGAAGATAACCGCAGCTGCCCAGTCTTTCAATGAACTCGCCGCCGCAGCCGACGACATGGATCATCCGCTGTACAAAGTCGCCGGCTTCATAGTGGAGAAGTTCAACCTCAACAAGATGGGCATAGGCACGGCCGCCAAGTTGTGGGAAGATGCGAAGAAGGGGCTGGAACCGCCTGAGGCACCCCTCGGCGCCACCCCCAAGCCACCGAAGCCCAAGGGCCCTCCCGTCGGGGAAATCAAGAAGGGTATCTTCGGGTATAGCGTGGAAATCCCCGGTTGGAAGTCACCCCCAGTTAAGACTCTCGGCGAGGCCATTGAACTTGCTAAGAAGGCCGGTATAAAGGTCAAGGGCTCTCCAGAGCCAAAAACCCCCGCAGCCCTCACCACCAAAACTCCTAATGAGCAAGTTGATGAGATGTTCCCGGCTGAAGGGCCAATCACTCCCAAGCCACTCCCGCCGATGTATACAGATCAGTTCAAGGCTCAGTACGATGAAGTAACTCACATAATGAACCTAACTGGTCATGCACTAGAAATGAAGGCCAAGACCCTGTATCTCGGATATGCAGGCGGGGACTTGTCTCAATCCCAGTTCGTTAAAGCCTGGGAAGACATAGTTGACAATTACAAGCCGGGGCCGAAGAAGGTTGAGCCTCCTGTCCAGCCCGACTTCGCTGGGAAGCCCAATGTCAATGCAATGGATACCAGTCCAGATGGTATCCCCTATCATTTCGATGGGTGGACTAACCAGCTCAATATAGACGGCATCCCCGAAGCTCAGAAGGTCTTCAAGAACGATGATGGTAACTACGAGTGGGGACACGCTGATGGTGGGTCTACTGAAACCAAGAACCTCGGCAACCTTGTAGACCACATAGCTGGACAGCTCCTTGATGAGGATGACTATTACAAAGTCGCCGGGAATGTCACTAAGCAAGACACCACCGACTATGGCATAGACATGGTATCCGGCGGGAACAACAAGTTCAACTGGGACGAGGATGCTCAAATACTTAAAGTCGACGGGGATATTATAGAGATAGACTATGGTGATAACTATCAGCTAATAGCTGATACCCCCAAGGGTATCATTCAAGCCCCCACTATTGCCGACTTCGTGGATGACTACCTTTCCATCGATAACGAGGGCTGGCATACCTCTCCGACCGGTACTACCCAGTACAAGTACGACGACTTCGAGAGCATCATTGAACTTAAGGATGTAGAGACTCCCGCTCCTATTTACATAGACAAGCCATATGATACTGGGACACCTTACGAGTTCTATGATGAAGACGCCGGATATGGCTTTACGTCTGATACTATCGGTGGTATGGCGGATAAGCTGGCTAGCTATTTCAGCGCCCCCGGAACTAAGGTGCCACCCAGCGCAGCCGGTGGAGCTGCCTACACCAGTAACAAGTGGGTCAACTCCTTCGACAATGGCGACTGGTTTTGGAAGACCGCAGCAGATGACCAGCTAATTAAAGAGGGCTTCACTCAGTCTGAAATAAATGATATTAAAGAGATCTTCGATAACGATGTAGATGGCGGCCAAGGTGCTGGCCAGTTCATGGATCTTACTCCAGGTGAGAAGCAGGGTTACCTCAACGCTGCCGGCGACTATGATAACCCCCTAGGTCACAATGAGTTAATGGACATAGCCACGGGCAATGCTACGGGTCATTTGGCCGGCCCAGATATCACCAAGCCGCCTAAGTTCGAGTACGCCGGTGCTTCGAAGATTCCTTGGTCACAGATTCCCCAGTTTAATATCAAGTATGCTTATGAGCCGATTTTTGGGGAGTTGCTAATCCAGGATGTTCCCGGTGGAGCCCCTAACGGTCACGGAGTCTATGTTAAGGTCCTCGACAATGGAGGCTTCTCAGCTAAGGTCGGGGCCAAGACCCTTGAAGCCGCTACCATTGAAGATCTGGTTGTCAAGATACATGATGACTATTGGAACGAAGCCGGTGTCGTCTCCGATGTAGTCCAAAACGCAGCCCAGGAAGCCCAGGGCGAACCCCCCTCCACCGGCATTGGCGGGATACTGAAGGCCAAGTCCTGGCAAGTCGACGGAAAGCCAATTGGCAAAGCCGCATTCGACAAGTATGCCCCGCTCAGCTTCAAGCAGAAGAACCTAGTCACCCAACTTTCCGGCAACCTCCCCAATCAGAGCATCGAGACTATCATTGATTCGGTTGCTAAGGGAACTGATACCGACGGCAATTGGAAGTTTGCTCAGCCACCCACTGATTACAGCGCCCCCGTAGGTTCCAAGAATAATCCTATCCTCAAGATAGGTTCTCACACCGTAACCGCGGGGCAGAAGGCCAAGTTCAACAAGCTCACCCCATCCCAGAAAGAATACATAACCAAGTCCTCTAATGCCAATCATACTATTTCCTTTGACCATCTCCTAAAGATGGGAGCCGAACATAAATTCGGAGAGGCTGGGCCTAACATAGCCAAGGCTATCAAGCCTGAGCATGTCCCTGTAGACCCTGATGAAATCGCCGGGATAAAGAAACCGGCAGTGAAGACCTCTGAAGAGTTCATCCAGGAGATAGAGACCAAACTCGGCAAGCCCTATGACAAGAAGGAATACGCAGCCCCTGGTCAGGAAGGCGCCCCAGTAGCGGGAGCTGGAACCCCATCCAAGGGCACTGTGCAGCCGGTCAAGAACAAGGCCACCGGTAAGTGGGAGGCCAAGGTAGGTTGGCAGCAATTCCAGAACGAGGACCTCGGTGAGCTATTAGACCAGATCACTAAAGCTGGATACAAGACTACCCCACCCGAAGGCTTCAGCATTGGAGGCGGCGCACCGGGAGAGTCTCTAGTCGAGGCCAAGCCTATTAAAGTAGGGCTGACCAAGGGCGAGAAAGCCCTGAACGCCCTTTCCAAGGTCAAGAACGTCATCATCTCCCATGGCGTACTCAACAACGCTATAGCCACCCCGATAGCCAAGGAGTACCTCCGCATCAACCGGGTAGTAAAGACCCAAGCCACCAACCTTGGCAAATCCGCCCGGCACACTTCGAAGATTCTCAACATCAAGACTCTTGATGACTTCCGCAAGATAGACGTGGGCACACTGACGCCCGCCCAGAAACGTCTCCACGATAGGTTCCTCTACCAGCTGACCTCCTTCCAAGACACCCTCGATCAGTTCGGAACCGACATCAAAACCCTAGAAGAATTCTGGACCGAAGCCGCCGGCAAAGAGGGTTTCGAGAATAAAACCTTCGGCGACCTCATGACCGAGTATGGCAATGCTATCGCCAACCGAGTATCCGACAAGTGGCTCCAAAAGGAGATAGATAAAATCGGCGGGGCCATGGATCTATCCGCCAAGGGTGGGAAGCCAATCCCTACCTCCACCGTCACCCGAGTTCAATCCCAGGTGAAGCTCCCCTCTGCCGTAGGCGACGTACTTAATAGAGCCGTCGACAAGGTACACCCCACCAGAGACTCCGAGTGGGCTGAGCTCTACACCAGTATCAACAGCATGTTCCGAAGCATGTGGGCAGCGGGTGACCTGTCCTTCCAGCTCATCCAGCAACTCCCCCTATGGGCGGACAATCCTAAGAAGGCCTTCCAAGCCACCAAAGTCGGCATGAAGGCAATGTTCGACCCGACTGCCATGGCCGAGTTTATAGCTCGCCGAGATGAGATGGTCAAGGGCACGGATAAGCCTACCATGGCTGAGTACATTAAGTACGGCGGGCACATGGCAGAGACCCTTGGCGAGGGCACCGACCTCGAAGGACTCTCCGGTAAAGTCCAGCGCATCCCCGGATATGGTAAGTTCCTGGAGAAGTCCAATACCGCCTTCACCGAGACCGGGAACGCTAACCGTATCATGACCTATGATATGCTCTGGGACAACTACAAGACCGGCGGCATCAGTATGCTCACCGGACTATACACCAAAGCAGGGAAGTCCATCACCCCTAGTTCCACCCGAGCTGAAATCATTGAAGCCATCACCTCCGCGGGAAACAGAGCCTCAGGTTTCTCCCACCGAGGACTCGGCGGCCCTTACGGTTCCGCCATCTTCTTCGCCCCACGCTTCATGCAAAGCCAGATTGAACTCCTAATGAAGGCCGTCTCCGACGGTGGCATCGAGGGCCACGCCGCCCGGAGGCAATTGATAAAGATGGCCGCCGTAGGCACCGGGATAACTATGGCTGTCAACGAGCGGAACGGTCATGATACCGAGTTCGACCCCCGCAAGCCAAACTTCATGCGGATGATAGATATCAATGGTGCTGACCTCAGTGTATTCGGCCCATGGGACTCCCTCATCCGTGGTGTTGTTAAGTCCGCCCCTACCATTGATTCCAGCGGCGACGTCGACTTTGACCCCACCTACCTACTCCGCTCTAAATTGGCTCCAGTCCCCTCCATGCTCCTTGACATCACCACCGGGAAGGACATCGTAGGCAAGTCCACTCGAACCCCCGCCAACGCAGTCAAGGCCGCCCTCCCATTCAGCCTTCGCGAGGCCTTAGAACAACCCATCTCTACAACAGCCTTCGGACTCCTCGGCGGCAAAGGAACTCCAGTCTCCGCCAGTGAGCAACTCGAGGCCAAGCTCGAACGTGCCGGGATAAAGAAGTCTGACCCGGACTACCTTATCGAGCGCCGGCAGTATCTATCCGACCACCCGGAGGACATTCCTCCATCCGACTCCAAGACATACAAGCGTGTTCAAGAGGTCCGCGCTGACATAACCGCCCGCCGCAAGGCCAACGATAAGAAGACTCGAGACAATGAGCAGAGCCTCGTAGACTTCCGCGACAACCGCCGGATACTCCTCACCGAGCAGCGCAACAAACTCGAGGAACTCCTCCGTGACGAGGCCAAGAACACCTCCACCGAGCAGCGCCGGTGGCTGAATTCCTACACCGACCTGTTCGACAAGGAAGACGTCAAGGACTTCATCACTGGCGAAATCAACCCTGACGCATTCGACCGGGAGGTAGCCAAGTGGACTAACCGCTACGGAGACGATGCACTCGACTGGATTAACCGCTACATGGGAGCCGGACTCACCCGAGTCGAGCAAGCCTACCACGATGACCTCCGCACCCTCGACGAGGCCGGGTACTTCGATACCCCCAAGTTCATCAACATGAAGTCCGGCCTCACCGAGGACGAGATCGACTCCATATCCTCCGCTGTAGATGCCGCCAGAGCCGGCAACCCACAACTCCAATCCCAGTCCTGGAGTCAAACCGCGAGGGCCCTACTCAAAGATTCCCTCAGCCCTAAGGAACTCAGCGATATCGTCAACTCCCGGTCTGAGAAATACGCCAACCCGGAACGAGAGGAACTCAAAGAGAAGTATGGGAAAGAAATACTCTGGTTCAACTCCCGAGCCAACTGGGATTCATACACCAACTACAAACCCGGCAAGAAGACTGCCAAGGTAGGAGGCGCCCTGAAACTATCCAAGCCAACAGCGGCCAGCTTAAAACCCACTCGTTAACCCGTATAAATTGACCCACCGCATACACTATCAGATGAGGATACCAATGCCTGACTCCCCTAGTACCTCTACCCCGGCCGAACCTGTAGAGCCACAGGAAGCGCCGCCCGAGGCCTCTTCGGACGAATGGATTAGACTCGACCCCAACAACTTGACGGAAAGTATCCGCGCCTTGCAAAAGGAAAATCCAAAGTTCCTTGAGGTATTCAACACCGAAGTCGGTAACCACGCTCAAAAGCAAGCGGCCCGGAAGTACGAGCCTGAAGTCAAGAAGCTTCAATCCGAACTCGAGTCCGAACGTATGCAGAGGCGCCGCCTCGAAGTCCTGGCTATGTCCGAGAAGGACATTGAAACCCAGTTCGCGGCTGACCCGAAATTCGCGGAAGAGTATGCCAAGCTAGTCCATTACGAACCTCAGACAATTGAGGATGACCCTACTCCCATCATCACACAGCAGTGGGACGAGATGGAATCTTGGGCGAAAGATCAGGGCGTTGATGATGCCTTCGTCGATAAGATTCTAGCCAAGGCCCAAAACGGAGGGTACGCAGTGGATGGACACTGGTCCCTCGGTATGCAGATGATACAGAGAGATTTCACTAACGAGATCCTCCGGATTAAAGGCTCCTCAGATCCTCAAATCAACCCTTCCCTCACTCGAGGCGGAGCCGTAGTCACTCCTGCAGGTAGAGGTTCTACCGGGGGATGGACTTTCAAGACCGCTAAGCAGTTCCAAGACCTCCCGGTTGCTCAACAGACCGAAATCCTGGAAGATCCTGAGGGACTCAAATACGTCGAAGAACTTGTTAAAAAGGGATAAACAATGGCAGTCGATGCCTTCATTCCAACCCTGTGGTCTAAGAAGTTCAAGGACGTTCTCGATCCCGCTCTCGTATACGCCAACTGTGTGAACCGCGACTACGAGGGTGAAATCAAGAACATGGGTGATACAGTCCGGGTCAACACCATCGGCCCAGTGACTATCTCCCCCTACGTCACGAACACACTCAACCTCCTTCCTGAGCAGATCCAAGGCGCCGGTCAGCCTATGGTTATCGATCAGGCCAACTACTTCTACTTCGCCCTGGACGACGTGAACAAGGCCCAAATCAACGTGAATGTCATGGAGCAGGCTATCCGCCGCGCTTCATTCGGCATGAGGGATGTAATCGACGAGTTCCTTTCCGCCCTCCTCGCCGCTGGTGTTCACGAAGATAACGTGCTGGAAGTAACCGGCACCACCAGCTCATCCGTGGCCCAGCCCATCCTCCTCCCTGCCGCCACTCCAGACTTGTGCTATGAACTCCTGGTGGACCTCTCCACCCGGCTGAACAAAGCCAACGTCCCTGGTGGTGACCGCTGGGCAGTCCTCCCTCCCGACTTCGTCGGCCGGATGCTGAAGGATGACCGCTTCACCAGCTTCGCAACTTCCGGTTCCTTTGAGAACATCAAGGGTGGGTCTAGCGCTGGTGGGGAAGATGGCAACCTTCTCCCGATGCTTCGGATGCTCACCGGCTTCGACATCTACGTTTCCAACCAAGTCCCGGTCGGTGGTGCTACTGTCTACACCATCATAGCCGGGTACAAGGGCGCCGCCAGCTTCGCCACTCAAATCGCCGAGGGTCAGCCTGAAGCATTCCGCCTGCAAACCGGCTTCGCCGATGCAGTCCGCGGCCTTCAGCTCTACGGCGGCAAAGTCTTCGAACCAGCTGGTCTCGCCAGCGCCTACATCCAGTTCACCTAGGAGTCGTATCATGGCTAACGTTTCTATCGCATTGACTCCACTCGTCATCAATACCAGGTCTAACGACCTGATTGCTTCGGGGACTTCTGTCCCTATCAACGACACCTTCGACATTGATGCCAAGGGCAAGACAGATGACCTGATCATCTTTCTCGAGTCCACTGACGCCAATGCTCCGGTGGTCACCTTCAACGCCGGTGTTGACCCGCCAAGCAAGCGGGAGGGCATGGGTAACCTGGCTGTCAACCTCGCCACCTTGGATGCTCGCATCCTCCAGCTCGAGGGTGGTCGCTTCATCCAAGCCAATGGCAAGATCACAGGTTCGGTAGCCACTGGTATCACCCGCATCACTGCCTTCCGCACTTCGCGTAGGTGGTAGAAGGAGGGGCTCCTTTCACACCCATTCGAGAGGTTGGTGGATCGCCCAGCCTCGTGTGATTGGAGCCTCCCCCCACAACGAAACTTCCCCGTGGAAACGCACACAACGCAAATTCCGCCGGGTTTCCACTTTTTCCGACCCGCCCATCACCCGTCAAAGTACGCCGCACACAACGCAAATTCACCCCTAAGGAATAAGTAGTGGCAACAGTTATCGCCGCCTCTACAGTCCCCAACCTCGACGGTGTAAGCCGGTACTCCCTATTTAAGAAGCTGGCCCTCGACACGGGCATGTTGTTCTGTGGAGTAGTAACCGAGGGTGGGATTAACAGTTTCCAAGACACCGGGAACCTGATGACTTCCCAAGGTGTACCTGAAGACTGGATAGGCGGATGGTTCCGAGCGTCTAAGACTGCTGCCCACGCTGCTCCCGAAGGCCAAATCGCCCCGGTCTCGGATTATGAACCTGAGTTAGGCAAAATAGATCTATCCACCCATCTCACCGGGACTCTATCCCCTGGCGACGAGTATGAGCTTTGGAAGATCAACCCGAAGATAGCCAAGGATATTGCTGACTCATGCCTCACCGACGACCTCTATCTCCCATGCTGGACGGTGTTAAGTGAAGTCCCCGATTATGATATGGAACAGCCCGGTACAGACGACTGGAGCGCTAACAATTCCACCGTCAGTAAGCAAACTGAGCAACCACGACTCAGCTATTCCGGGAAACGATACCTGCGTGTCGTGTCTAGTAGTCCGGGAGGTTACGCTCAGTCAAATCCTCTCCCTATCGAGCCTCGATATACTTACCAGCTCTCCGGCGTAGCCCGGTGTGATGCAGGTTCGGTAGCTGAGTTAGTAGCATGGGATAATACTAACAACGTAGAGATCCAATCCTACCCCAGTGACCGCCAGTACCCCGCTCGCATATGGCATCACTTCCTAGCCCCCGAGAATTGCCGTGAACTATCTATCCGCCTCCGGAACCAGAACACTGGTACTATAGACTGGGATGAGATAAGCTTCCATTCAGTCAACGGAGCTGATATCCCCCTCCCATGGTGGGTAAAGAATGATACCCAGGTCAAGGGTATATTCAACCTAGCCCCACTCTCCATTGGCAAGCAGCTCTGGGATGCCACACTTCGCGGCGAGGATGATGCCCGCTTTGATGTGATTCCAAACTTTGGCGGCTACACCCGATTCAAAGCCCAGGCCCGCCAGGGACTCACTACTCACCCCATCTTCATGTTTGGTAGTCGAAACGAGACGCCCTTCGAATCCGATGTTGAGGATCTTAAGTACCTCGACATCAATCTATTCGTGGCTTGTCTCAAGTACCGCTTATACAAGTTCCACTCTCAGCCCCTAGTCACCGGCCTTCTTGATGCAGAGAACTTCAAATCCATGCTCGGGCCGGCGGAAGGCGAGTGGATGCGTATCTCTCAATCCATGTCCGTGGAGTTAAACAAGACCCTGGATAGCCCAACTCCGTGGGTGGAGTACATAGATCATAGGTTCACTTATGGAGAAGGCAGATGAGTAGATCACGCACCCCGTTTCTTTCCGGGACTATTCTCAATAACCCTCTAGCCATAGGTGGCACTTCACTAAGCAGTGCCGGACTAGCCTCCCTCCCTGCCATCGCTTCTCCAAATATTGCTGTTCTTGTCCTTGACCCCGCTGGCTCCGGCGGTGTACCTGAGGTAGTCTGGGTCACTGCACACACCGCTAGCGCAACCACGGCTACTATAACCCGAGGCGCAGAAGGAACCACAGCCCGTGCCCACAACCTCAATGTTCCTTGGATACATGCCCCAACTACGTACGACTTTCAGGAAACCTACGGAGCTCAGCTAACCGCGGCTTCCAACCTTGTCCTCCCAGTCTCCGACCATGAGAAGTTCTTCGTAGTCAATGGAACTACTACGCTCAATACTATGGATCCTAGACCGGTAGGATCGAGAGTATATCTTCAGTTCACCTCTGATGTAATCATTACTTGCAATGCTGGAACTAATGGCTTTGTCTGGCCCTTTGTCAATGCCGTGAGTAACAATATCATAGCCAAGTCAGACGAGATCCTTGAATTCGTATTCACGGCTGGCAATAAATGGTATCTCATGGCTCGGTCTCAACCATCGGCCAGTGGTTGGCAGCTAATGACTAGGCAAAATAGCACAGAACAAAGTGCTAACAATAATGCAGCGTCTGATATGGTAACTTTGGGCGGGCTTGCTATTCCAGTTGAGAAGTGGGTAAAGATTACTGGTCAGTATAGAAAAGCTTCGGGAACTGAAAATGTTGTAATAGGGTTAAAGATTAACTCCACTATCATCGCTGATTCCATGTTCGCAATAGCTGGTACGCCTACTGGCCCCGGCATGTTCGAGATAATCATACCCCCGAGGGATTCATCCTATCCTTATTCCATCATGGGCCGGTCTGAGTGGCATAAGTCAGATGCTTCTGTCGGTAACTCAGCCAGCATGGGAACACTTTTAGCCGCTGTTCCAACTGCGATTATAACTACAATAGTTATAAGAAGCGGAAACATCGGTACTGGGGCTGGTGTTGTAGCAGTTAAGAATGTCATAGTAGAGGTTCTATAGGAGGAAGTCATGGACGAGCAAATGGAACGATTCAAGGAACTCTGGGCCGACCGCGGGACTCGCGACGAGGCAAAGGAGTTCGCCAAAGCCTGGGTGGAGAACTATGAGGACAGCCTCAAGGTGCTCTTCGAAGGCCTCACCATTGAACAGTTTGTTCAGCAGGTAGACCTGTACCGGTCTCAAGGCCGGGAGGACATGGTAGTCACTGCCGAGATGTGGAATCTGGCGAAGATTCCGCCTCAACGCATCATCGGGAGTTACGGCCCACCCCCTGAGGCGGTACGGTAATGGCACTCACGCTCACACTCACCATCGCTCGGGCACAGGCGCTGCTCACCGACCTCAAAACCTTCATTGACTCCGGCACAGCCGCGGTTATTGAGATCTACTCCGGCGCCCAGCCAGCCGATGCAGATGCGGCTGTAGGCGGCACGAAGCTCGCCACGCTCACCATGTCAGCCACCGCTTTCGGGGCGGTCACTGACAACAACCCCGGTGCTATTATGACAGCGGCACCCATCACCCCGGATGCCAGTGCCGACGCCACAGCTACCGCAGCCTGGTTTAGGATGCTCACCCAAGTTGGCGGCACCAATATTCTGGATGGCTCCGTAGCCGTCGCCGGTGCTGATATGAACTTCAGTACCGTAGCCTTCACCGCCGGTAGCCAAATCGAGATCTCCTCCATGATTATGTACATTGGAGAAACTGACGCGCAGACTTATCCATAGGGGAGGCTGACCCATGGCCTTCCCCGTAGTTGCTAGCATCACTCCGTCCCACTTCACAACGCAGGTAACGACTCACAACGTCCTCATGCCAGCGACCGTAAACGCTGGCGACCTGCTTCTGATGATAGTTTCGGCCACAGGTAGTACTTCATTCACACTCACCGCACCTTCAGGCTGGACAGTATCGGGCCTTGGCGTCTCAGGAACCAACTTTCGGTCACAAGGTTATGTCAAGGATGCTATTGGCAACGAGGACGGGACAACAGTAAATGTAGCTTCTACACAGATTACACGTATGGAAGCTCAGGTCTACCGTATCACCGGCTGGAGCGGCGACCTAAGAGACCAAATCATTCCGCCTCAGCCCAGTTCGCTTGTTAATAACCTGAATCCCCCTTCTCACGCTCCTCCTTGGGCGCAAGCTGATACACTTTGGATTTCTGTACTCACATTCAGGGACACGGCATCTAACTGTACCGTTACCGGCTATCCGGCCAGCTATTCCGGAGGAAGTACCGCAGTCACCGGAGGTGGTACAGCAGGGGCTGGAATTGCAAGTGCGTGGCGGCAGCTAAATGCCCTAACCGAAGACCCCGGCGCTTTTACAATGAGTGCCACTCCCTCTTCACATGCAGCTCAGTGTATCGGAATTCCTCCGGTCGGAGTTAATACAGCTCCTCAAGTACAAGCTATCGCTGCTACCTATTCAAGTGGAACTGTAGCTAAGCCTGGTGTTACGTGGGGCGTGAACTATACAGTTAATGACTATGAGCAGACTGGCACAAACGCTCTTCTCATTGACATCGGCACCTCGCAGGGCGGCAATGATATCTTAGGAAACCAGACCGCTACCAGTGGCACCCCCGGCTCGGGAAGTGGCTTCTCTCACACATTGCTGGCTCAAGGAAATAATACTATATGGCTGAGAGTGCGGGACGGAACTAACAGTACCAACCAATCTGTTAATGTAGTTCGCTCCGACCCTATCCCCGCGACTAGCCGGTTAGTCCTACCCTTCCCTGTGCTGAAGGCCACCGGGACACATACAGTCCTAGCACCCTCCGGCATTTCCCGGCTGATACTCCCCTTCCCCGTAATGCGGGCTCAAGGAGTCCAATATACGCCAGCGGCTTTTCCTACCACCAGCCTCATTGATGATTTCAGTGGAGCTGATGATGCTGATATTAATGGTCGAGTAGCCGTACCCTCTGGTCGTGTCTGGACTTCCCCGATGCCGGGGCATAGTGATATTGTACCTAATCCGTTTTCCCTTGCTATCACAGGTGGCAAGCTCCACGGTACTAGTGCTAGCTGGTGGTCCTCTGGTATCCTTAGTGAGGTCCAAAACAGATCCACTAACCCCGTTGAGATATATGCTACTCATGGTAGCTGGCAAACGAACCTCGGTTGGCTCATCTCCACCCCCGGAGTAGGCACCACTGATGGCTACATGGCCGCAATCACGGGCGCTGATGTCCAGATCTACCGAATAGACAACGGGGCACTCACCCTCATTGCTACTATTCCTGCCATCATACAGCCCGGCTGGAAGGTAGGCATCCGGCACGCTCCCAACTCCGGCTTCGGCCTTATTGGTGTTTTCACAGATAAAGGGTCAGGCTCAACCTGGTACAGTGTAGGTGTAACCTCAGACTCTACTTACACTTCAGGCCAGTTCGCCATCTTCCTTCCCGGCCCTGATGCTACCAACTACATCGACGACCTCGGCGGTGGCGGGTTAGTAATCCCCGGTGCCTCTGTACTTACCCTTCCCTTCCCTCGTCTATTCACTTCCGGCATCCACACGGATATCCAAGCCGCCAGTATCCTCACCCTGCCATTCCCACAGCTCAGCACCGTTGGCTACACCGAAACTATTCTTGACCAGCCTTATAATACCTGGGCTTACGGCACCTTCCCCTACGATTCCTATCCTCTGCTCGAAATCCCGCCAGTCATCTCCGATGCGGTAAGCCTCACCATCCCCTTCCCTGTCATGCTGGCCGCGGGAGCGCAAAGAATCCCCAGCACGACTACTCGGCTAATAACTCCATTCCCAGTCATGGCCGCGAGTGGTCGTCCGGCCTTCAAGTCTACCAGCATCCTGACCCTGCCTACCCCCATCATGAAGTCCACTGGATTAGAGAAGGGCATCGGTACCTCCCGACTCATCAATCCGTTTCCTGTGCTCTACACCTCCGGCAAGCAAAGAGACATTGGTGTAGCGAGACTCATACTACCCACGCCCATTATGTCAACGACTGGAAAGCAGCGTGACATTGGAATAGCTCGGTTAGTTCTCCCCTCCCCTATCATGGTATCCACTGGTAGACAGAAGGACATAGCTACAGCCCGGCTTATATCTCCATTCCCTATCATGTACAGCCAGGGTGCACACTACGACATCCAAGGCGTATCCCGGCTCATAGTCCCATTCCCAGTCATGAACACAGCTGGCTTCGTGGAGGGCGGGGCTAGGTCCTACCTCATAGCCCCCTTCCCCATCATGAGTACGACTGGTAGGCAGCGTGATGTAGGCCAGGGCCGGTTCATACTCCCGTTCCCTATTCTCCAGACCGCCGCACTCCAGCGCATCATAGCCCAAGCTCGCTTCATAACCCCATTCCCTATGATGGTATCCAGTGGCCGGAGTACATTCAAGGGCCAGGGCCGATTCATCCTACCCACTCCCCTTATGTATTCGCAGGGCCGGCAGGAGTTTGCTAGTCAGGCTATCATCCTCACCCTACCCTCACCCATCCTTCGCGGCATAGGTAATGTCCCCACTCAGGGTCGAGTCTATCTCATCCTGCCATTCCCCATCCTTACGGCATTTGGGATGCAGATCCCACCTATCCTTATCATCTACGAATCCACCTTGGAAATCCCTGATTACACCAAGGTCATTCCTATCCCGGAATACAGTTCCATCCTCCAGACCCCAGACCACTCCACTTCCATCTCTGCGGAGCCATCCGACCTTACCCTTCCCATCCCTAAATACAAATCCCCAAGGAGTCTATAGTCATGGTAGTCGAATCCAACCTCCACGGTGGCAAGGGTATAGTCCGCGGTGACCAGTTCTCAATCCGCCGGACTACAACCAATGTCCCTCCGGGACACACCGTAACCAGTGCATCCCTCACCCTTAGACAATTAGTAAACGGGGAGATATCGGCTTCCGGTGGGCTGGTGTTCCAGAAGCCTGTCACCCCCACTAACATCCCCGGCACTGGACAGATAGAAAACCTCGGCAGCTCTGGTGTCGGGCAAGTCCGCTTCGATCTCCAGTCCGCGGATACTCTAGCCATGGTTTCCGAAGTTGAATACTCCTACGATATACAGGTGGGGTTCAGTAACGGCGATCTACTTACCCTCGAGCGTGGGCTAACATCATCCCTAGAGGAGAACACCGTAGCATGAGCAGTGACCTTGTCATCACCGATGATAGCAAGAGGTTCTCCTTTACCATCGCCCCGAGGGTCGAGGAGGGTAAGAACACCGGGAAGCTATTCCTGTCCCAGACCCGGCCTTGGGAACCAGTAGACGGAGCTGACCCGTGGCGGGTAGCTGTACACCCCTGGAATGCAGGCCTCGCCCCATCTCGAATCAACGCTAACGTGACCATGGGAGGTGACCTCCGTAACCGACCCTCGATGAGCTATGCCAAGGGTAACCTCGATGCCTCATACGAGGGCTTCGCTACCTTTCCACCTGCATACGAGGTCCTTGCTGGCCCTGTCTTGGAGTCCGGGTTCTACAATACCCCTAACCAGCTATACTACAACGGTTCCATGTACGGAGGCGGAACATTTGTAGGCGCAGCCGCTGGCGTCTCCAACATCTCCGTGGCTGTCCGGAACTTCAATGGTAAGGCTTACTTCGCCGGTGGACAATTCCTATTCTCGGTCAACCAGGATCTCGAAATGGAGGTGGTCAAGGACTTCGGGGCTGGCAGCACCATCTATGATATTGAGCCCTTCAATAACAAGCTGGTCTTAGCCATGGGCGAGACTGAACCCATCTGGGAGATGGATACTAATGAAGTGTTCACCCAACCAGGGTCAGCCTGTGCCATAGCCCTCGGCCGCACTAACGAGCTCCTCTGGAGAGCCCGCCTCAAGAACCGTATCTCTAACTGCATTGAAGACCCTGGAATTGAATCCAGTTGGGTTCCAGTGGCTGGCGCCGAGTACACTGCTGGAGATGAAACCTACTCCATCACCGATCTAAAGGAGTGGGCGGGAGCCATAGCTGCCATCCGCCCTGACGGTGTGTTCCTCGCGGACTCCGAAACCAACTTCCATAACCAGACCCCAGACCTCCAGGTGTACCCAGACGTAGACAATGGCAAGGGCAGCAGTACAGGTTGGGGTTTCTTCTGGGTGCCGAGCATAGTTGGGTTGGTGCGGATGTCTGTTGGGGAAGCCCCAGTAGTTGGCCCCGAACTCGCCCAACGCCCCGGCTATCGTATGAGAGTCCGAGCCGTAGTTCCGTGGAAGACTGATCTATACCTGGTCTGTAACGACGAGGAGCATATAGCCGACACCTTCATCTGCAAGATGATGCGTGACCCCAGTGGAAACTCCAAGTGGCCCTACATCTACCACGAGTGGCGACGACTAGACACGACCGACCCTGGGTATGTCATCATAGTTTACACCGGCGGAGTTAACCCGGCACTCATCTCAGGTCGTGGCAATGATCTCGCCGCAGTGATCCTAGGCCGAGGCGCCGGCCCTGACATAGACGACAACAACTACCCCTACGGCCCCGTGATGGAGCTGGAACCTGGCCTCATCGTGGCGTCCCAAGACTTGGGCATCTCTATTGATCTCACCGGGGTCAAGGTCGTGGGCAAGCAAGTGGCTGATGGGACGATTACTATTCAACACGATATGGATGGGAAGGGAACTTGGGTAGACCTGCGCTCCACAGTAGACGGCCCCGGAGTCGTACCTATACAATCCAAGGGCTGGTTTACCGAGACCAGATACGCCAAGCCCAACACCGAGGGCCGCGCACTATACCTCCGATCCTTTGCCACCATGCCTGAAGGCCACCTAGGGGAGGACCGCACTGAGATCTACGAGATGTGGGCCTTCGGGAACTCCCATCCGGACATGACTGAGACCATCACCCTTGACATCTATTCCGATATCAAGTCCCGAGTCCGCGGATTGATTCAGGGCCGCAAGCGTGACCGGAACAACTATAGATTATTGAGGGAGTGGTGTCGAGAGAAGCGCATCCTCGAGTTCAAAATCCCCGGCTATGATGATGACCAGACTATCCGAGGTGTAATCCTGGAGGTAACCAATCAAAACACATCTGTAATCAAGACCGGGGACACCGAAGTCCCCTCCAACGTGACCCGTATAGTAGTCCGTAGAGTGGATCACTCTGGAGACCTCAATGGCTGAGCCCGTTGAAGAGCTAGTCAAGCGACTCGATGACCTTGAACGCTTCCTTAAGCGTCACCTAGGTCCACAAGCTGGGGCCACCACTCTCCAGCGTCCCCACACTGGTATCCCCTACCTCGATTCCGACGGCAAAATCAAGAAGGAGGACCTACCTGAAACAGTTAGCACTACCCCGCCCGGTTATTACTTCTAGGAGGTCAAGGTGACAATATTCTTTTCCCGGCACCCAGTAGACACTCCCCATATCACTGGCTACTTCGGCCAGGACTACGGCGGCTACCAACACCGCGGCGTAGACTATGGCGAGAACGAGGGCGAACCCATCTACGCCCCAGCCGAGGGCTATGCAAGCTGGTTCCAGAACGACGGAAGTTTCGGCATCGGGGTCTGCATAGACCACGGCGCTGACCAGGAGTTCCGCTATACCCTATACGCCCACATGTCTGAGACTGACGTGGAGATAGGGGACTGGATCTCCAACGGCGAACTCATCGGAAAGGTTGGACAGACCGGGGAGGCCTACGGAGCGCATCTCCACTGGCAGTACTGCAAATCCAACCAGTTCCCCCGCGACATAAGTCAATCAACAGACCCACTCCTATATATCTCCGAAGGTGATGACGTGACCAAAGAAGAAGTCCTGGCTATGATTAACGAGATGAAGTCCAACGGCGACCTCGTCTCCAGCACTGATACCCTTGAGCTCGTCGGCCAGATCATTGGCTCCAAGCCCAACACCTACAGTGACGTGGCCGCTGTCGATGCAGTCCGGGATGAAGTCTTTGCCATCTCTCAAGGTGAGGGCGGGCACATGAGAGCCAGTACCACCAAGTTCAACCTCAAGGATGCTACCGCTAACACCGCCTTCCAGCCCAAGCTCGAGCCCAAGGACGAGAAGGACCTGCCATTCACTTCCACCACCAAGAACCCACCCGAGACTCCAAACCCTGACGTCTTCCCTCGTGGCGACGAGGCTGCGGAGAAGGATGCGGATAGGCCCAAGCCAACTCCACAGACCAAAGCCGAGGACAAGGCCGAGGACAAGCCCACTCCGAAGCCGGCGGATAAGAAATGAGCGCGAGTGCCCAAGCAATCTGGTTCTTCGCCGCCCTCATTGGCTGCCTAGCAGCGGCCTTCTGGACTATCCCCTTCGGCCCAACTCCCGCAGATGGCCGGCGCTGGGTGGGCTTCCATCCAGGGTGGCTGGGGCTAGCCGCCTTCATGTTTGTGTTCTTCTGGATAGCGGTGAAGGCCTCATAATTCGCCCGTGGGGTACATCGAAACTTGCCCGTGACGACGTTCACAATGCAAATTCCGGCCCGTTGACCCTCACCCTGGCACCACCCATCACATCGTCAAGGACGATGTCCACAACGCAAATTTACACCACTCGACAAGTCCCCTGACTCGGGCACCCTCGCCTGCATAGCACACAGAGAGGGTGCCCTCTCTTTGACACATAGCACTCTACCACCCTCTTACAGCACTCACACTCAACTAGTTCCCAACCAGGTGGTAGCATAGTCTCACCAACCTCCGGCGTATTCCATCGCAGTACAAGCACCAGCCAATAGTATGCGGTGACCCGCGCATTTCTAGGCACTTGAAGTACTGCTCTATTATCGTACTTTGAAACCTACTCAACTCCATATCAACCCTCGCTTTACTTCAAATGGAGTATACAACTCCGGGTGTATCCGGCTCAACCACTCACTCGGTTCCCAAGCCCCATCAATCAGGTACTCATCATGTAGCTGCAGCCTCATGTCATGTCCCTCCTCATAGATATCCAGCATTCCCCGCTTCACAATTGTAGCCGCCGTCCCTTGTATCGGATAGTTCACGGCACACTTAGACACGTGAGCGCCGAATGCTCTCAGATTTACATTAGCTCCCTCCACCGGCTCCGGGAGCCGCATCCGCCTACCAAAGTCATCTTCCACCCACTCCCCATTGTGCCTATAGTACTGCCCATCTATCCACCTCTGCGCTCCGGGATACAGTTCCCTCCAGCTCTCCCTCATCCCCTGAATCCGCTCTATCCTCACCCCGGTCTTCCTCGCCAACATCTTGTTACTAGCCCCGTAGACCATGGCAAAGTTAAACGTCTTCCCGGCGTCCCTAGCTACACCCCCGGCTTTGGCTGTAATGCTATGGAGGTCAGGCTTCTCCTTCATGTACTCCTCCATCATCGTCCGGTCCTTACTCACATGAGCCAATATCCGCAGTTCAATCTGTCCGTGGTCAGCCCAAGTCCACTCCCCATTGTCCGGCCTGAATACCTCCCGCATCAGAGGAGGTATGTTCTGAAGATTCCGATTAATACTATCCCAAGAATTAACCCTCCCAGATGCCAGTCTCCCTGTAGCGAGATCAAGCCTAAAGTGAGTGTAAGCTCTCTCCTTTCCAATCCACGGGAGTACATAAGTAGATAGTAGCTTCGCCTCACCTCGGTATTCCAGTATGACCTTAGCCAGCGGGTCATCGAGTTCCTCCAGTATCTCCTCACTCACACTCAGCTGTCGGCGTTTTCCTTTGGTAAATGGAAGTGAGTTACCGCGACTGGCCAGTACAAACCCGACCTGAATATTACTACCGGGATTTTCGATTCCTTCATATTCGCACTCACGCTTAATTCGAAGTAGATTTCTTTGGAGTCGCTCCCGATGCTCTTCAAGTACTCCCTGACGGAGTCCGAGGCCCTTGACTTGTATGTCTCTAAGGACATGAACAAGTCGTCGGTCAATTTCGTAGCAATATCTTTGTCGGTCACTGAGTTCCCTCTCCATCTTCTGATACAGCTGCCATGTTGTCCGGCAGTCATTCAGACACTTCTCCGCTACCCGTTCCGCCGGCACATCTAACATATTCCTCGTGCCGAATTCCTCAAACAGGTCCTTGATGCTGAATAGATCATCAGCACCGAGCCACTCCTCACCTATCCTCTGCAGTCCACCCGGTAGCCCGGCCACCTTCCCCATTAACTCCGAGTCCTGAAAGTTATTATCATCAGGTTGGCTGAACCCCTCGTCCCGGCCGAACTTATCCAGAACCTCCAAGTCAAAGCTGATCCCGTTGTGATACACCTTGGTTTTGAAGGGGTCAGATATAATCCCCATAACTTCAGGCACAGCCTCATCAAAGTCCGGGAACACAGTCACATACACCCCGTCAGTGTCACTGTAGTACATGCCTATCCCGATGAGCGTGTGGTCATTAGTATTAACCGTCTCGGTGTCCACCGCTATCACTGAGGCTCTCATCAGGTCCTCGAGATTCCCATTGCCTCGGCTAATCATCATCTAGATACCCATGCCCAATGCTATGCAGCCACTGCGTATCACTCCAGCCCTCGTACACCGGCAGGCACCTATGCACTGAGCAGTATGCCACGTCCAATTCTTCCCATAGTGCCTCCGCGAAGATACTCAGATAGCTGGCCATCCAAGCTATCACTTCACCCGCCTCATGATAATCACGTCCTCGTCCTCGACCACATCGAGTCCCATGCTCTTGTTCACCGCTGTCGCCATACTCCCCGGCGCCTTCCATTTATCCAGTGTGTCTACGCTGCAGCCCAGCTTCACCAACGTAGACACGATGGATTCTATGTACAGTATCCTCTCGCCGTCCCTCATTCTATCTCTATGAGTAATCGTGATAGTTCCACCCACCTTCACGGACTTCACCATCAGGTCATACACCTTGTTCATGGCCTGTTTATAGATGAACGGCTGCAGCTTCCCGATGTTCTGGTTCGCCTTCGTATACTGCATCCCCTGCGCCCCGATAGTATCCGTCAGCCCCGCGGATTCCGCCTCCTTCGCCAAGTCATTCCCGTAGGGCGGGCTAGTAATAATATGGTCGCAGGGCACGGGCATAGCCAGCCTATTGTCACTCTGTATCACTGTCATTTGGCCGACACCATCAAGACTAGCAAGCTCAGCAATGCAGCGTCGTATAATAGCCACATAATAATCCTCAATCTCAATGAGGATGACATTGCGACCAAGAGCAGCAGAGACAAGAGTAGTCCCCACTCCGCCAAAAGGATCCAGTATAGTATCTCCACTTTCAGAAACATATTCGCAGATATCCCTGTGAAGATGCGCCTGTTGCTTTGCCGGGTGAGTCATGATAGCATCTGCCAGCTCCGGGCTGAACATCTGCCGCCGCAGTTGCGTGTCCCTCGGGTACACTAGCCACCCATCCTCATCCCTAGCTCTGCCCTCAGCGAATATCTTTGTCACTTCTCAGCTCCTGTACCGCTTCCAAGCCCCGATTCCTCAGGGTCACGTACCACTCAATCGTTATCAGCCCGTGTCTATCCGGGTGCAGCGCCTCGACCAGCTGTTCTATCAGCTCTCCTATTTCCCGTTTCCTTTGCTGTCTCATATCCCCCTAGCCTTTCCATGAGTGCATCCCAAGCCATCCGCCGGAAGCAGTTCTTACAGAACTCCATCCGCCTCCCCGCATCCAGATCAGTATCCTCACTCAGCATCTCGGCCCCGCAGTACGTCTGCACTCGGTAGCTCTTCTTCGTCCCCACATAGGGGATGACCTCCACCCCGGCGTGGTACTTCTTTCCTTTCGGGGTGACTCCGTAGTGTTCAGCTCTCTTTTTCGGCACCGACTAGTCTCCTCCCACAATGCGGGCACTCACCCATCTGTACCAGCTTGATGAACTCTTTTCGACAGGCATCCGAGTGAAACCTCTGCCTATCATAGGCGGTCTCGAACACTTCCGAACACGTAGCGAGGTCACAGATCCGAGTTATCAGAGCTTTCCTCTCGTATACCATATCCTTCCCTTTCATGTATCTCCTCATACCACTCCGCCATGGTATTAATCCTTTCCTTTATATCTAGATCATCGAAGATCCTTGTGTGTTCCTCATTCTCCCCGTGCCTAATCTTCCAGCCATGTCGCCGGTCTATCCGCCAGCCATAGATCAGCTCCCCGCAGTCACATAGAACGATAGCCTTCTCCTTGGTTTTCCAGTAGTTCACACATCCGTCCTCCCGATTCTCTGTAACAGCGTGTGGGCCATCCCCGAGCCAATCCCATCTACCATCATTAGCTCCTTTGGACTCGCACTCAACACATTCCAGACCGTGGTGAACTTAGCAATCAGCGCCTCCGCTTTCACCTCCCCAAGCCCCGGAGCCATGCCCATGAGGGCCAGCACTTGCGGGTTCGGGTGGAAGGTTACCTTCTTGTAATACCTATTAAACGTCTTGTGCTCACTCTCTTCCTTCTGGTCCTGCTTGTATGCCTGCACGAGGAACTGACAGGTCTGTTCATAGCTCCCGGTCTGGAACACCTCCACATACTCGCTCGCATTGTACAGCCAGGAGTATATCCGAGACAGCCTCGTCCCTGACCGATGCCCCCGAGTCCACATAGTTCCACCCTTATTCGGAACCACTGTGTAGACCCCATCACTGGCCACGTCTACCATCCCCTCAAGCACAAACACTAGTCTCGCACTCGGTTGATTCTTCAGGTGCCGTCTCAGTTGATCTTCAACGGCATCTACATTGGCAAGTATCTCACCCCATGTCTTCCTTTCCACCTGTGTCCATCTACCATCAACACCCTGCCATCGGTAGTCGGCCCACAGCCTCTCATTAAGCACCACCATCTCACATGGGACAGCGGGCCTCACATAGGTGAGAAACTTCTCCCCCGGTTCGTGAACATCAGCCTGAAGCATGGTTCCCCCTAAATTTATTTAGCATCTGAAACTCCCTCTTTACCCCGCCGAGGAAACTTCGGCCCATGCCAGCCCATCTCCACCATGTCCATAAGGCTGTCCCAAGTGGGGCTCAAAATCGGAGTGTTCTCCATTGCAAGATTCGGCCCGCAGGTAGGCATCTTACCCCAGAGCTTCCCGTCCTTCTTCTCAATTCGCAGCACGATGTCGACCTTCTTGTTAGTCTCCCTCATGCCATCTGTCTCGAGCGTCCCGTCGGCCACACTCTCTATCTCCCCGGACGCCTTCGGCCTCGAAACGTAGTGATCCCTCAAATGATGTACCGCCACCAGATTCTTCCCGCTCGCCCGCGCCAGATCATACAGGCTCCTGATCCCCTCATTTGGGTGCCCGTACTCCACCTGCAGTAGCTGTTTCCTAGCCCCACCACCTCGGGTGTTCAGCTCTTCCAGGTACGCCTCGCACTTGTTCTTATAGACCAGAGTCATGGTGTCCATGGCTACACTCTGCACCAGCTCATCCTGCATCGCGGCCAGATAAATCGTCAGCATGTAGGACCACTGTGCCATGAAGCCCTCGACCTTATTCAAGTCAATCTGCATGGGAATCGGCATCTCGTACACAGTGATATCATTCCCAGTGAATGGCTCCCACTCCACCTTCGCCCTCGCCTGCCCATTCACCCATTCAATCTGGGGCTTCTTGTACTTGACCTCCTGAATCTTCAGCCCTTGGAAAAACTCCGGGTACAGCTTCCCGTAGATGGCCCGCTGGTGCCCCAAGTCGGTGGAGAACACGACTAGCGGGAGTGGAGCGGTATAGGCGAAGGAACTTTTCCCAGACTTTTCCTCACCCTCTACATTAATTATCACCGCTGACCTCCTCGCCAGTATCTGGCCTGTAGACTTTTGGGGACTCTCCAATAGATACCGGAGTCCAGCCATTGTTGTGCTTGTGCTGTTCCCGCCACTCAGTCACCATCTTGCCCCACTGGTAGTCCTGTTGCACCGGGGACTCCAACAACAGATGGCTCCCACAACTGCAGCTCTCATTATATCTGTACATTACTCTCCCATGCTCGCTTTCAACTCACACAGCACCTTGTAGGGGCACTCATCGCACTCCCATTTCTCGTTCCAGTGGAACGCCTTCGGGGATTTCTTATCTGCCTTCGCCTTCACCCACACATCCCGACGCACCTTCATCCACTCCCAGTGCGTATCAATCTCGAACTGACTAAAAGTCAGCCTATACGCATCAAGCTGCGCCTGAATAATATAGACGATGGCAAAATCAGCGTGAGTCTCACCCACCCCTTTCAGATAAGACTTAATCTGTCTCATCCACCGCTCATTCCAGTCACCCCCCTCTATCCTCTTCGGGTTCGCTCGGGTGGACTTGACCTCAAGCAACCCCTGGTCTATGCTGTCCACATGCCAGTAGATTCCATCAGTCACCCCGGCTACCGGAGTCTCCTTGCGCTTCACCAACAGTGCCCGTTCCAATCCCAGCCCAATTAGAAAGAACATCTTGGTTTTATCATTATGCTCGAGAGTGTTAGTCTCTTCTGTGTCGTAGTAACTCTTCGTCAAGCACCCAATCAAGTCCGTCACACTCGGGTGCTGCCCGGTCCTGTCCTCCTGTATCTCCTCCCACATCTCAGCGAGAAGCTCCCGTGCCAGCCCGTCATTCCTCACTACATTCAAGCTAGCACCGCTTCCTTCTTCTTGTGGCACTCGCAGATACAGACCGCGTTATCCCCGTTCATGAAGAACTTGTCTCGTCTGCCGGGGCACTTATGAGTAGTCGTATCCCCGTTGTTGCACTGCATCAAGATTACTTCAACGTCCATAGCTAAACCAGGGCCGTCCGTCCGGCCCCAGTTTCTACTCCTTTTCCACCTTGTGATAGATGCCGCTAGCATCCTGCGTCATGACTCCCCGCTCCAGCAGCATCGGAATCAGCTTGCGTTCCGCTTGAGCCTCCACTGCAGTCGCATGGCCGGTGACACTCTTGATGCTCATGTCGGTGAACAGCCACTGCATGAAGTCCCGGTCGTCCTTGCCGTCGAGGTAATCCACAATCAGATCATAGATGGAGGCTCCACCAGCGTTCCCGCCGAAGCCTTCCACACTCACAATCTGCCATGCATCCGCATCCTGCGCAGCCCACTTCTGCCGCCCAGATGCATCAAGTACCGGTTCCCCTTCCTCATCCGTCTGTGGCCGGCGAATTCGACAAGGTGCCCACGCCCACTCCTGCACCTTGCCAACCAGCACCTCATAGGGCTGGTTGTACTTGCTCGTCTCTTCCGCCGGGACGAGCTTCTTCACCGACCCCGCCCATGCAGCCCACTGCGTCTCCGTCCGGTCGGAGTAGTTCACTGTGATGCTGACGATAGGAAACGGAAACGGCTCCTCGGTGTCAATCACTGTGATATCCACGAAGTCGAACTGCAGGCTCATCCGGGGCTTCGCATTCGGATTGTCCTCCGGGACATAGGCCTTCGGAGTCGCCGTCTTCAGCACCCCTTGGAACCGAATCAGCGGGAATCCCTGCCGCTTCCCCTGGACTTCCAGACTGAATTTGAAATCACTGACTTGGGTCACTTGATCGCCCTTTCATGGCACTCATCGGCGTCGAACCGAGAGCTTGTGCATATGCAGTCGGGGCCATTACAGCCACCTCCCAGCCTATGCATTTCGGAACGGTGATTACAGTAGATAACCTCTTCCTCCTCCGGGAACAACTGGATTTCAGGTACCTCACTACCGATATGCATCTCCGGTAGTGTAAACCTCATCGGAAGTACAATATGTACTTGATTCGTCTCCGTGGAGATAACGATGCTGTTCTCCACCATCTTCATCTCCGTGGCATCCCAGAAGATCAACTCCATCCGACTCATTCCGGGTGACTCCTCTGGTATTGTTTTGGACTGTATATCCCATTGTTGGGATACCACTTCTTTTTTAAGACCTCCCAGTCGTACCACCGTCCCTCCAAATCATAGTAGTCCGCAAGCGCATTCTGCCTCGAACGAACTACCACTGTCATGTATCTCACAGCTTCCGCCATCCTTGGTCTACCACCAAGCAGTGGTGTATCAAGTGGAACCCTCGAGAATCTCCCCGCGTGTTCCGTGTACTCATACACCTCATTCTTGCTATGAGAATTCTTACCTCTTACCACTATATCCCTCCTTTAATAAACCTCTCCACCTCTTCAATTGTAGCGGCGAAGCTGGATATCCGCCCGTCCTTCCAAATAGCAAACGGCTGCTGCCGGCCTTCGGTGTAGGTAACCTTGTACTTCCCCATTATCCGCGTCCTCGGAAGCCTTCGATTATGAGGTATGCTAGCACCCCGAGGCCCGTTACTACCAGCACCGACTGCATTGCCACTGTCGGGTCCATCAGTCTTCTTCTCCGATGAATTCAACTATCTCATCCCCCTCCCTGAACCCGGTGTCCTCGGGCAGCAGCCACCAGTCACCGCAGCAGTCACACTTGAACCAATCAAACTTTATCACGTTTCCAGCCCCTATCACAGATGAAACATGGAGTGGTTGCTGTCACGCACCCACAAGTTTTGCACTTCTTCCATGGCAGCTGTGCTAAATAGCAAGCGCCACAGATCTGACCAACTTCACATACGTTACCCTCGTAAGCCCAGAAGAATTTCGAACAGTACACGCACTCAATATCACCTATCCATTTCTTATCTCCATCATAGCCGGTTATCACTAGAAGTGACCACAACTACCGAATTGATTCCAGTGGTACCAAGGATTGCCTATACGCACCCCGTCTAGGTACTTGGAGTACGCTGCTGCTACATTTGTAGCTGGGTCGAACATGGCAGGGTTGCCTCCGATTATCTGGAAGAGCCCAGTCGCCCCACTCGCATTCTGTGCCCCGGCATCGTAGCGGCTTTCACACCAGACTACATCCAGCGCTTGCTGCACGGGCCAGTTATACTGGCTCAGCAGCGCGGTCAACTCCTCAGTTGCCATAGGTCGCCCAACGAACGCACTTGCAGCACTCACACCGCTTCCTGCTGGTGCTGATATAAACATTCTCGTTGGCGCAGGTGGTGCAGTGGGCGTAACCGTAGGCGTGGGTGATGGCATGACCTCGAGGCCCAAGCTGTGCTGCATTATCCCCAGCACTGGCATAGGGGTCGCTGTTCGTTGATTCTGTGGGGCTACTTCCCATGGTTCTGGCTCCAATTCGGGGCTGCAGGCTACTAGCCCAACAGCCAGAATGATAATCGCTACTTTCATTTTACCTCACATGATGGGCATTGAAGGAAAGCTAATCATCCACCTCCAGATTACTACAAATGCATCCCAATCGAACCACTCAGCGGGGCACACAGGTACACAACCTCGTTCCGTGCCAGCCGTAGAGCTTACAGAATTCTTCCGGTTTCAGCGGTTCACTCATCGAATCCACCCTCCCAATCTTCTTCGCGCTCGATGGTGGCCTCCGTGCCTGTGAGGGCGAACCGTAGGCGAATCCCCCATGCCTCAACCTCTTGTTGCCACGAATAGGGATGGCCCTGTGGCGGTTCCACCTGAGAGAGCAACAGTGCAGCCTCCCGCCCTAGAGTTCGCAGCCGCTCAGCCTCTTCCCGCCACGCATCTGCTTTGGTCATGGCTTCAACCCGGAGACTGTCAAACGCCTTCCACTTTTCCTCCAGCCGCTCAGCCTCCGCGTATGCTTTGGCCCCGGCAGCGGTTATCCCCATCGTCTCCCTTGCGAGGCGTTCAAGGTCGGCTCGTAGCCGTTCAGCCTCATCCTTCAACTCCACTACTTTCGCTACTCCAAACTCCGGATCGAAGCATGTCAGCGCCAAGTCGAGGATTTGGGATGGCTCACAGGGCTGTTCCTCACACTTCGCGAACGCAGGCCCGCGCCATTGCCCGCACTTGTCTGGCCCATGCTCAGCCCGCAGTCTCAGTAGCCTTTTCCTATCCATCATCCTCACCCCCACTCAGCACTCTCCCCACTTCCCACTCCACCTCACAATCCCTCGAGCAGAACTCATAGTCTGTCCAGTACTCCCTCCCGCACACCTTACATTCATTCGGCCCTACATCATAGTTATGGGGCGGGTCAACTCGTCCACCATTCACAGTTCCACATCCTTTCTAGTTGGGGGAGGAAGGGTGGGTAGCCCTTCCAGTCCCCCGAGGCTCCGACTTCAATTCCGTCCCTGAAGTCGGGGAGGGAGGCCTCCTTAATCCACTCCGAAGACCTTGTCTTGACAGGCCTGACACAGCCGAGAAATCCCAAACTCTCGGATGCTGCCCTCATTCCTGAAGTTCTCCGGCAGCAAATCCGTTTTCAGGCACATCGCGCAGTCCGCTCGCTTGAAGATATTCCCCTCGTGCCCCGCAAAGACAGTCAGCATCTCCTCCATCTGTTCCGATTTATTCGACTTCGGCGGCCAGTCCATCTCTTACCTCCATTCTTGGCAGCGGATACATGAGCAGCACTGTCTCCAGCACCTCCTCATACTCCTCCACACTAATCTCCTTGAACCACTCAGTGTCCCTCACCACTGCCATCATCCACTCGGGGTGCCGCATACAAGTATGAATAAGCGACACACAGATCGTAGTTATCTCCGCGGCGAGCAGTTCAACCAGTGGCCTCGGCATCATAGCCACATTGTCTGACATGCTCATGCCAAAGAGCCGTGCCCTCATTTCGGCCGGCTCCTCGGCCACCAGTTTCTGGATCAGTTCCTCCCTCGACCTACTCATCCATCACCTCCACGTGTTCAGTGAAGTGGCTCACATGCCTGCATCCACACACCGCCTTCACCGCCTTCCCCGGCCCCTTCGCTCGGAGCCCCTCTACCACGTACTGGCACGGGCCAAGTGGCACCTGATACAGCAGATGCACACAACTCGGACATCTCGTTGCTTTCATCGTACTCCCATGTGTCCCTTCTCTATGCAATCCTTGCAGAGTGCAAACGTCCCCAGCACCGTCTTAACCGCTCGCGTGCCCCGCCTTGGTTGTGGCTCATCATAGGGGTGGTCACTCACCCGGCCGAAATGTGAACTGTGCTCACACTCACACTTCACCGACAGATGTCCTTCGCCTGTTCAACCACCTTCCGGTGCTTCCCACACACCGGGAGCATGTTGCCCTCC